GGGCGGCTTTAGTGACTACCACAGGCTCACTGTCATCCTCAACCACTGCCTTCTTAGCCTTCTTAGCTACTGGTGCTACTATTACTTCATCATCTTCCTCAACTACTTCTACTACGTCTGTTACCTCTGACACACCAATAGCTGGGAGTTTAGTAGCCTTCTCACCAACTGCAAACAGGGCTGCAGGTGTACTGCCTTGACGGGCTACAATACGTGCTTCATCGGCAGTTAGGTGTCTGACCGGAGAGAACTGCAGCTTAGGTACGGAGGAGTCCTCGTCAAAGCTCATTCTAGTAACCATATCATGCACGTCTAGGTTATTAGCTGCCAGTAAGGTTGCGTACCCCATCAGTGCTTTACTCTTGGTGCCATTATCACTAAAGATTGACATGGCAGGGAGAACCAACTGATATACATCGCCTTCTAAGTCCCCACCCAATGCAATAGCGATCTTACGTTTGTAGGCGCAAGCACGGGTTCCGTTCGGGCCTGATCCCTTGACGTTGCGTAGGCAAGATGCACATGTATCTGCTTGTGGCTCTGTAGAACGGGCATCTGGGGTAACACCATTCTCAGACGTGCAGTTAGGTGGGCTTGCGGGTTGACCTTGTTTAAATGGCTTTGATGGGTCGAAATGCACACGGCTGTTACTTAGTGCAGCGCGAACAATAACTACATCCATAGATCCAGACTTATTCTTCTGTACTTCTTTACCATCAACAACCAGAACAAAGTCCTTACCATGCAGTCGGATGTTCTTTATGGGATTCTGCGAAGCACCTTGTATTAATGACCGTGTGGTTGCGCTGAGTTCTTTCTTCTTCAGGTTTGCAGGTATGGTGCTAAAGTCAAATGGGGTTAGTTCTGTGCTCATGTCATGCTCCTATTATCATTAATGAAACGCTCTAAATCGCTTTGTAGATACATTGCCCTGTTACCTATCATTACCCGTGCAGGGCCACGGTGCTCTTTATACAGCAGATACATCATGCTTTTACTCACCCTTAGATACTTTGCTGCTTCTACTAGTGTCAGCAGGGGGTCGTTGTTCACTATCATGCTTCCTCCTTCTTTCGCGGTTTATGTACCGATATTGCATACTCCCGCATCAAACTAACTCCCGGGGGATGGTCATCTTTATGCTCCCGCATCCACTCCTTCATGTTTGTCTGGTGGATACGGCGTTCTAGTAAATCAACCGCACCATTCTCCAGCACAAAACGATGTAGGGGGTCCCAATCACTTGCCCAATACCGTTCCTTTATAACCCTAGATACTGTTCCGTAATCAGTAGCGAATGAGTTTACATTCTGCTCCCTGCATATCTCCATCAGCTCATCATCAATTACCGCCATCTCAGTGTTAATGGCCTTGATCTGAACTTCTAGGGAAGCTATCTTCTCACGCATCTTTTGGCGGACATGTACTAATCGACCTGCGCTAAACGACATCGTATTTCTCCTTATCATTAGACTACGTTATGTAGTGTACGCGAGAGTAGTACAGATGTCAACTGTTTATTATATCGTTGTATAACGCTATTAGATGTTCATGTTCGTCGATTTTCTTGTTCAAGGATGCGTATATCTTAGACTCAGCAGGGCTACCCTGAATCATGTATACCGTTACCTTGTTGTGTTGCCCCTTACGATGAGCACGGGAGTTAGCTTGTATGAATGTCTCTACGCTAGTGGTAGGGCCAAACCAAACTACCGTGTCTGCTGCGGTTAACGTGATGCCATGCGCTGCTGCCTGTGGCTGGATAATGATTACTCGCAGCATAGGGTCATTCTGGAACTTCTCAATAATGGCACTGCGCTTAGACAGGGATACTGCCCCATTAATAACAGCGCATGTATGCTTCTTGCGGGTAAGGAACTCCTCTATCATTTCGATGGTATGAGTGAATGGCGCAAACACAATGACCTTATGCAAGCACTCATCAATGATAGCCTCTAACTCATTCATCCGGCTAGACACATCGAAGTGAACCGTATTACCATCATCTGAATACACGCTACCACACGAAATCTGTAACAGCTTAGTAAGTTTAGCCGCTGCATTAACCGCGCTGATCTCCTCCCCTGCCGCCTCTATAAGCATCTGCTTCTTCAGCTTGTCGTAATATTTCTTCTGCTGCGATGTTAGGGGTACTTCCCGCACTTCATACATCATGTCGGGTAGGTCTAGGCACTCCTGCTTGGTAAACCGTATCGCTGGCTGCAGTACCTTAAACACCATATCCTTAGCGTTAGACTTAGGCATCCACTTAAACATAGACATCTTCTGCATGACAGCAGCCTTCCACGCACCAAAGAAGGCGGGTACCTTCGTGGGATTTACTAGCTTGGCAAGGCCGTATGCATCTTCAGGAGACTGCGCTGCTGGTGTACCCGTCATCATTATCAACCGTGTATCAGGCTTGACTAGCTTCTTGAATGTCCTCCAACGCCGTGTCTGTACGTTCTTTAGGTGGTTGGCCTCATCCACGATAATCATATCGAAGTTACTAGCTACTAACTCATCCAGCACAATCTCTACACCATCGAAGTTTATGATGACGTACTCATAGTCCCCAGTAATTATCTCCCGTCTGGTCTTGACTGACCCATGCGCCACCCCTACTCGCCGGTGCGGTACTACGTTAAACAAGTCTCTACGCCATGCAGCATGCACAATAGACAACGGACAGACAATAAGGACACGCTTCACAAGCCCCAGACTCATTAGGTAGTCTGATGCCCATGCAGCACTTGCCGTCTTGCCTACCCCTGCCTCATTGAACACAAAACACTTTTGGTTGTTGACGATGAATGATGCGGTGTCCTTCTGATGACTCATAGGGGTGAACGCCCCGGGCCACTTGTAGTCCTTCTTGATGGTAGAAGGTACGTTCTTAAGCCCTAGCCTAGTAAGGATGTCCACGTTCTCACGATTCCACCTGACCATGAGTTCATGTACACCCTCACCAACATCACCTATATAGATGCAGTCATTTAGTACTGATGTGTATCTTTCCGGGTTACGAACCCGCACTAATATTCCGCGTCCTCCTACTACTTCCATTACTTTTTCCCTTTAGTCTCGCCTTTGTGATGCAGGTTCTTCTTCTCGTTTGCATTGGTTGGGATCAGTTTGAGGTTGCTCATCTTGGAAGCACCCCCTTTCTCTACCGGCTTTACATGATCTATCTGCATTCCATCGGGTCTAGCAATCCCTGCCTTGTCATACATTGCTCTGGCTTTGGCTCGAACCTTCTGCTTCTTATCCTCACCATTGGCTTTCTGGTACTCCCACTCGCGCTTCCATTCTGGATCACCCTTAGGTAAGTTTGGTTTACGTGGCATGACTATATCCTCTCTATGTTATGTGGGCAGGTCTTTACGGGGCACCAGCCACACAGGGGGGTAGGTATTTCATTAAACACTCCATTTGCAACTGCTGCTTCAATCTTTGCTGTCTCGCTAATCCAGTGCACCCACCGTTCTCTTTCTTCCTCTCTCTTGTATGTCTCTGACACAACCTTATCGTACAACAGGAATAACAGGGATGCGCCAATAGTCTCGATTTCTTTATGGTGGCTGAACAGCATCAAGGCCATAAGCTCTAGCTGCTTGGGGTCGGGGTATGATGCCTTCCCCGTCTTATAGTCCCCCACATATGCCTTCGTACCATTAAGTACAGTAATATCAGCAACACCTCGCATGAATACATCGGAGGCAAAGAATTCACATGGCTCTAGGGAATCATTCAAAGCCATCCGACACTCAGTTATCTTAGTTCCCGGTAGTGCATTTATTGTATCTACTACATAATCAAACCTACTATGGGGGCCAAGAGGAACACCGCTTTTTACACCATCCTCCAGTGCCTTATGCACTTCCTCCCCATACCGGATCTGTTCTGACTTAGGACTAGGCCACTTCTTAAGTATCCTGCACTCATAATACTTCCTTGGGCACTGCTGGAACTCCTTGATCGCCGAGTAGCTGTAAGCCATATATTTCCTTTACGAAAGTAATCCCGGCTATTGTACTCCTATTTAGCATCGCCGTATCGTTTACCTGCACCTACTTCGCAGTCTAGGGGCAAGCCTGCTGCCCACTTAGGTGGCTTACGCATTACCTTCTTGATAAACTTCTTAGCATCCTCTACTGACTCATCAAGTACAGGGCATATAATTTCATCGTGTACTAACCCTGCGATGAGATACTTAGCATCTATATCCACAGCATTAGCTGCCATGATGTCCCTAGATAAGCTCTGTACAATACGTTGGTACACCTTTGCGCCGTATACTCTATCCTCTGTGTTCTTAGATCCACGCTTTACTTTGTACGTCCAATCATAACCATAACCCTTGTCTCCATCCTTACGGGCCAGCTCTGGGTAGGATAGTATTAACCCGTTAGGTTTCTCAATCCCCTTTACACCTCTTACCGGCAGTAGTTTGTATGCTGTATGCTCCTTATCAGCGAGTATCCAATCCAGTATGTCTGAGCCAACCTGCCATGCGCCTACTACATTAATGTTTGTAGTTCTATACAGGTCCTTTAACCGTTCTGCTTCTTCTAGGGTAACTATGATCCTGCCCTTACTCTGGATGCGTATCGTGTCCTGTAACTTGGGTGCACCTGTGCCATAGATCAATGACAAGCAGCACACCTTAGCTATGAATCGCTCCTCACTATCTTTAGCGATCTTGTCATAGGGGATGTTAAACGCTTCAGCAGCAAACATGCGGTACAGATCTATCCCATCCTTTAGCTGCTTAACGGCATCATCCTGACCTGCCAGCCACATACCCACACGCAGTTCGATATTACTCAAGTCGGCAACTACTAGCGTATGGCCTTCTGCTGCCATGAGTGCCTTGCGTAGGGTTGATCCCCTAGGTAGGTTCTGTGGGTTAGTGTCAAAGCCTGACCACCGATGCGTTACCTTAGCCCCTGAGTAGAGCAGTGAGAATGGATACGCACCACGCTCAGATATACCTATAAACGAATCAGTACGTGTTTCAGTTATGGTTGACCTACTATCCAGCCGGGTAGCCACAAGCGTTGCGACGATAGGATCTTCGCTGTCACCTAGTGATGTGAGTGCTTCATCTGTCTTAGCAAATGCCCATGCCTGCTTGCCTGTTTTAGGGCTAATCTTTGTAGGGGGATCTATGCCACGGGTCCGCAACAGCTCTGCAAACTTGTCGTTGCTCATCAGCAGCTTCTTGAGTGATTCCTCACTCTTAACACCAATCAGGTTCATCAGCATCAGCAGTGCACTACGTCTGTCGGCCCGTATATTAATCAGGTCATCTTCCAGCAGGGGGCGGTCTACCTCGATAATAGGTTCTGCAAACATACGTATGGTCATGTCTACTACCTTCAGTTCTCCCTTAGGGAATACAGGCAGCATCTTGTGGAAGATGTTATAGCACAGCTCCGTGTCGTGGATGCAATACTCCCCATACACCTCTAGTTCTTCCGTTGTGAAGTCAGCTAGGTGTTTGCCCTTCGCCATAATGACTGCATCACCCTTGTCTGCTTCTTCGTACTTCTTAGCGAGGTTAGCTAGTGATGATGACTCCGATACACCATGCAGGGCATTAGCCATACTCATAGTATCTAGGTAGCCCACGGGGGTGATGCCATAACGCCAGTTTAATATAGCTCCATCAAAGGCTGTGTTTTGGGCTAGCAGTAGGTGATCTCCCCACGGTAGTGAGGCTAGGTGCTTCTTAACCTTGTTGCCTGTTACCCATACTATAGGGCCATCATCTACCTTAGTAGCTACCCCTATAACCTCAAACTCTTTCCCTCTGATGTATTCCTCTGTGGTGAGTTTAGATAGGCTGTACTCGGTTGAGTAGTAAGTCTCAAAGTCCAGTGTTATAAGTTTCATCTTTACCCTTGGTTGTTCCGCTTAGTATCATTAGTATTGCCATATCCTGCGCATTCCTGTATGCCTGCGAGTACCTACTCTCCCCTTCGCCAGATATAAATCTATAGCATGGGGTGCACAATGATCCAACAAATCTCCCTTGATGGGTATGGTTTACGCAGTCTTTTACTACGCATCTCACGCCCTTTCCGACCGTACCGTACCCATCGTATTTTAGATCGAGTGCCTTGGTTAAACCCTCAAGTATTTCTTTGCGCATCTCATCTCTCCCTAAGCAATCCAGAACATACGTTCACCTACCCTTATCCCTATCTCATCTAACCCATTATTTGTTTCTTCTGGTGTCCACATAAGCATCTTCATCTTATCGCCTATCTCTTTGGGGAGTGTTTCTTCTGTGTACTTAATGCTGTCTATCCTCGATATGGCGGTATCGCTAGGTATGTCATCTACATCTATAGTCCCGTCATTATTTCTTGTTACTAGGTACTTGAACAACATGCCTGTTTTCTCCTCTGTTTTCTTTTTCTTGTTAATCTTCTCTTCCGTATACGCCTTACCAAACAAACTTGTTAACTCTGTGCTCATTTCTCTAAGTAACTGCGCACGTGGTATTGCCATGCCTGTCTCCTCTATACTCCATGCATATACTCATACAGTGTGGTTACTTCTCGCCCTTCGTCTATCGCTGCCATAAGGCTATCTAGCCCTGCTTCCCATGCATCTTGCATCTCCATACGGCTACGGATGCGGGTCTTAGCATAAGTCCTTTGACTGTTGGCTTTCAGTAGGGCTGCGATACGGGTTCTGTTACTGCGTGTGATGTCCAGATATTCTGTCATTAGGGCACGTCGCTGACTCTCTCGTGCTGCCTGCTCTTGCTGCCCCTTGATAACATCGGCTAGTAATACGATCTTCTTCTTTATGGCTTGCCTAGTATTTACTACCTTCTTCCTACACTTAGGGCAGTTAGGATGTATCCCACCACCTTTCTTTCTGTACAACACACGTGGGTATAATCCCTTACATGCCGTGCATTTGTGGTCATTCACGGTGTTCTTCCCAGTCATCCCTACAAGCAGCATCGCACCAACGTAGTCCTACTTTATGTAGTGGCTCTTCACAGTTAAGGCAGTATCCTGTGGGGTCTACCTCTAGCTGGGTATGCTTACCGTATTTACGCCGTGCTGTATCTTCCCGATCCATCATTTCTTGTGCACGATCTGCATCATCACTCATTTTCATCTACCTTGTCAAATATAGCTGCTAGCTTCCATAGGGTAAGTTCATTTATAACTGCTGCATAGCCCCCATGCTTCGCTACGCTTGCCAACCAGTTTAACTGCAATGCTGACGGGCCGTTATCTCCTGCCTTTGCTTCCACACTAATAAACTTACCTTTGTAGCATATAAGGAAGTCACTAACACCAGACTTACCGAACCCCCCTGTGGCAGGCATGCAGTACAACGCCCCCCGCGAGGCTAGTAGCTTCTTAATATCCTGCTTAACCTTTGCTTCTGGTGTTAGTGCCATATCCTTACTCCTTTATACAGGCCAGCTTGCTATAACATGCTTAAGTTTCTCAGCTTTCTCTTGTTGTACAAATACATCATCAGGCGTTACATTCTTTGGCTTGTTAGCTCTGTTCGCTAAGTACCAAGCATGTTTCAGTTCTCTTGTACGCTCTTGCTTCTTCTTAGCTGCGTAGGCTTCTCGTGACTTAGCTCTTTTGAGTTCTAGTTCTATGTCCGCTACCTTCTTTACTACTTCCTTCTTTACTACTTCCTTCTTTACTACTTCCTTCTTTACTACTTCCTTCTTTACTACTTCCTTCTTTACTACTTCCTTCTTTACTACTTCCTGCTTAATACTTTTCTCTAATGCTGCAATCCTAGCTTCTAGTATCTTTACAGGGTCTTGTGCTCCGTACGGCTGTGTTATTGCATTGATTATACTATTAAACATACCCATCTCATTTCTCCTCTTTATCAGTCTCAAACTGGATTAGTAACTCTAGGTAGTGCTTCGCTTTGTGTAAGTCCTCAACACCGTTCTTCTTCTTCCACCTACATACGTACTTGATTACGTTACCTTCCATGTAAGGTATATTGTTTTTGTAGATAAACTCTACGGGCTGTATCACCATCTCTTTGTAGTGCGCACCACCTTGTTGTGACTCTAACGGGGTAGCTTTCATTTAGTTCTCCTATAGCTTGTACGGTTGCCCGCGTTATCAAACCTGTTAACTATGCCCGCTGGAGATACTACTTCGTACCCAATACGATTACCTTTGCTGTCAAACACCGCGTTGGGGGAGTTATAGTTAGCACTGCTGTTCTCATAGTTTTGAGGGCTGTTACTGTAGTTCAGACTACTGTTGTTATAGTTTGCGCTACTGTTCTCGTAGTTTAGGGGGCTGTAGCTATAGCTGTAGCCTTGCCCAAACACATACGTCGTTGAGGACATCATTATAACTACGCACACAGCGATCCTAAGGTTCTGGCTCATTTGTATAACGCCTTAGTATCAAGTACGATTAGCTTATCTATGTACTCATGCACATCCACATCATCAATGGTGCCCCACCTAGAACGTAGGTGAATGGTATTCTGGTACTTCTTAAGCAGTCCTAAACGGCTTTGCTTCTTGTCTGTCCATGTGCCTAAGCCCTTAATGAATGTCAGCTCTGACTTAGTAGTCCATGTTCTATCTATCTCTTTCTTATTCATCTCAATCCTCTAAGTTACGTACTGTTACTTGTTGTATCTCACCTGTGGGGGCCTCTAGTAGCACTTGCTTGATAGCTTCTTCTGCCGTGCCTGCCACCTCGATATACATCCTCTTTACACCATCTACCACACATATAATATGCCAGCTAGACATCACCACCCTCCGTTGGACTGGTTGCTATTAGTATCTCCCCGCCTACTTCCTGATTGCATACCATATGCCGTAGGTTAATACACATGGTGCTGTTGCTCTGGCATTGGCCTGTATATACATTGTATACACTGCCTGTTATGGCATCCATCCAGTAGACACCACTACCTAGTAGTACGGGGGTGAATACGCGATTGGTTTTCATATCAATCCATAGCTGGTTATTAGCTATCCACTCCATCTTAGGTTTTAGTGCTGCCTTATATCTATTAGGTGTGGTAGGAAACGCATCATTTGCCGCTATTAATACAAACCCCGGTACTACCCGTTTCGTTGTTGCCCGTACTTTGGGTGTTACTACCTTCTTAGCTACGCGCTTAACTGCGCTCTTTACCACTGGTGCTTTACTCATCCCACGCCCCGCACTCGTAGATATTCACTCGTTCCATCAACTGTCCTACGATGATGGGGTCGTACTCAGGCACATACTTCTTAACCAGCGCCTTGAACTCACCAGAAAAACCATTTAGCTTCTCCAACCTACGTTCCCCTGCCATTTGCTGAAGCTCACGTTCGCTCATGTTTTACTCCGCTTATCAATGCAAGTTTAACTTGCTCCATTATCCACAAGACATCACCCCCTTCCGCTATTGATGATGCAAAGTACAGATCATCTTTCTTATCCCAACCCATGATTACGCATGACTCGAGATCAGCTTCTAATGCAGCCTTTAGCATCTTCTCTGGCGGTACATCTATCTTTGAGATTACTCCCAACTCCCTTACCACATCATCATCTACTAGCTTCACGTTGTTTCTCCTTGATCCTATTGATAGCCCTTCTTACTGTCTTTACTGCTTGGTCAACGTGTCCAGCTATATCCTCAGGTGATACACCTAGCGTCATAAGTTTCTCTATCTCTATCATCCGCTTGGACTTGCGTATTGATTGTGTCTGCACCCTCTCGACCCTAGGAGGTAGCCCATGCTCTCGGCGGTATGTGTCTATCGCTTTCTTTGCATGGTATATCTGGTCGGAACTGAACCGCCCTGCGGGTAGTCGGTTGTTTTCCTCATACATCTCGCTTATCTCTTGAGGTGTATACCCCCCAACACCTACCTCTTCATGGGGTGTGCCGTATGCGTTTTGCACAGCAGCCAGCATGTCAGCCATTTTATACGTAGCCCATAAGCCGTCACCAGTGAAGTTCCCTTCTTTATCAGCCATAGCTACCCCACATCAGTACAGCAAGGCCACCTAGCATGCCAGCCCCAAGTATTACTACCCCTACGGCTATAATCACTGCTACCTTGTATAGATGCATTATCTTCCCCTATATCTATTTTAGGTTGGTTATTACGCTTGCATCGGCTACTACTAGCCCAGAACCAAACCTGATGTTGTACTCATCCATAAGTCGCTTCTCGGCAAACCCTTCAAATACTACTGAGGTTCGGGGTATAGCTAAGTCACCGGTTATGTATAAGGTTAAAGGTGATAAGGTCAAACCCACACCTGTTGCTGTTTCTTTCATAGTAATTACTACTGGGGATTTAAGTATTACTGTTGTGTAGTTAGGTGCATCTACACCCATTAGTAGTCCTGAGGTAGATACGGTGCTCAGTACTGTCCCTATAATATCTTCCCCTGTAGCTAATCTATATACTTTTACTGCCATTTTATTCTCCTTAGGTTGGGTGTATACGTCCTGCTGCTACTTCATCTAGTGCTTCTTTAATCCCTTGGTTATACCCAACATCATACCCTTTACGTAGTAACTCCGATCTTTCTTGTGCTCGTTTGTGTCGCTCCTTCTTCATTGTTTTTTCTACTGTCTGCTCTTTCTTTAGGTAATGCTTGTTGGCATTGCAGTACAACGTAAACTCCCTATCTTCCATGTGGTATGACAACACGTTAAGCAGTGATGTATGTAGTACCCCCATCCCGGGTTCTTTACGGAAGGGCCAGTTAAGATCAATCGAATTACGTAGCGACTCAACTATTACCGTGTCATCTATCTCTACCTCAATCATTGCTTTCATTTTTCTTCATCTCCTTTTTATATTTAATCATAGCATCTGCTATCTTGTATGCCGTTACTGCACCTTTGTGACTTCTTTCTTCTTCACCTTCGCCCCACTTGTAGCCATACTTAATAACTAATGCCATCATTGCCATTGCTGCTAACTCATCTCTGCTATCACTCATGTGTTCTCCACTTCATATATCCACCCTTCCGCAAGACCATTCTCGACGTACTCTCTCAGTTCCTCCACTTCCTCATTCAGCCTACGCTGAATATCCCTCTCAGTAACCATCCCGCTCTGATGGTCAGGATGTGAATCGCACCTCTCAGAGAAAGTTTTTATGTCTTTGTAGTTCATGTGTTCCCCTCGTCGTAATCAGCCAAAGCAGCCTTAGCAACGTCCCAAGCAACAGCAGCAAAGTGCCAATCAGCGGCTGTGCCATCATCAGCAGCATGCCAAGCAGTCATCGCCGTATCAACATCCTTCACCAGTTCTTCTCTAGTTGTCATACGCCCCGCCCCTCTCTTAGCCCTAGCCGCATCCCAACGGTCATCAATAGCTACACAAGAATCATGATAAGCAGACCAAGCAGCGTCTATAGCGCGAATATCATTCCTAGCCTCATCCAGCCTAACATCTCTAACGGCAGCGCACTGAATCCTACCCTCAGACCAAGCAGCTTCATCTGCGTTCCTTTGTCCTTCTTCGTTCATACGTTTCTCCAAAGTGAATAAGTCAGGCGGTTATCTATCGAGATTACTGGGTTTCCCGACGCAGAATCCCGCAAGACATTTTCGGCATGTCTGCCTAGCCCAACTTAATCGTTAATCCTGCATCTCGTTTGAATATCTTTATCCTGTCGTCGCACACCAACTGTATGCGCTCCCACTGCTCTTCGTTTAATGCTCTAATGTCCCGTTCCGCGTCTGTTATTTTTCCGGGGTAGATGCCAGTTGCTACGCTTAGTTCACGCTGAGTAAGGCCAGCCGCTAACCGCAATGCCTTCACCTCATTCATGGGTTCTTCCTCGTTTACTTCGCCTTGTTCGTAGAGGTACGCCTCCCATTCTTGGTTCATATCAACCCCCCATCCACTCAAGTACGTGCACTACCCCTAGCACAGCTAATAATGCAATAACTGACCCACCTATCGTCATCACGTATATAACCGTTGTGCTGTACTCACTGTTCTTACCCCAAGATCTTTTCATGCTATCTCCTTATAGAAATGATGTTGCCCACATGTATGTACCAGCTTAAGGTTTGACCAGCTCTTAGGCTTGGGTATATACGTTGCGTGGAAGTGCGTAGCCTCGTAGAAGTCTACCGTATATATGGCCTTCATTGCCGATGCAACTGACTGCTTCCATGCAGGGGATTCTTTATTGGGGCGGTGCTCAGGGCGTAGCACACCGTTATGCATCTTCTCAGGAACCCATGAGAATTGGTAAGGTGCTAACACTGTCTTGGCTACATCCCCATCCTTAGTCCGATTCAACACTACATGCGCTACTGCACGTTGGCACGCCTCAGGCTCACCCCTTGACTCAAAGTACACTACCAGACTTAACCATAGCAGTAATGATTCCATTTGCTACCTCCTGTTCGTAATATATTCTTTTATCGCCTTTGAATCCGTGTTCGTAGTACCACTTTATTATCGGCGCTTCTATAACTATATCGTTTGATTTATTAGCCCACAACGGGTAATGAGCGTCTATTAAACTCCATAATGACGTGTTTGTTCTTTGATCTATACTTTGTTTAAGTGCTTCTATGTCAGCCTTTGAGTCAAAATCATGTGTATATAAAGTCATATACCCATACTCTCCCTCCATAAACTCTGCATAGCCTATGGAGTTATTAATCCATTTATGATAATCATCACACCCTGCTTTAGACTGTCTCCAACTCATTTTTTATCAATCCTTAAAGTTACCCCTTACGGGGGTAGGTCGGCTTACACATAAGCTGGAGGCCCACGGATATAGATCCGTCAAGTTTTGGCCTATCATAAGCTGCGTGTGTTTTCGGCCCAATAACCATCCCACCTCACGCTGGGGATTCCTACAGCAACTTAACTTTACAATCGTACCTACTTAACTTTACAGTCTACAAGCCTACAATATTCTCGTGGTTCTTATCTCGTTTGGGTAACGGACACCATGCGATGACACCTAGTCCCGAACCCCACTCACCTACTATGGCTATCTTTTGGCTTGTCAGTAGTAGACACTTCGACCGTGTGTTAACTGGCGCACCGTACCGCCAATGTGTCTCAGATGCCGTCAATGCTTCTTGCCCACCGAAGTCCTCATTCATCGCTATTCACTCGTTCCTTAGTTCGATCCTCCATTATCCGCCTATGATCCACAGAGTCAAGTAGGTAGCCAAAATAAATATAGTCCCTATAATGCCTAGTGCTACACACTTAACAAACATCGCATCCTCCCTATTCCACCTGCATGTCTTATAGCCTAGATTACGTCCTCTAGGGGCGTTTAGGTATGGGTTACAATTCTTGTGATGGTCGTTGTTGTTGTTGTTGTTGTTGTTGTTGCTCATAATCATTTACCTCCGTAGTAATGTAATTAAGTTCATCTTGTGTAAGTGTATGGTCATGTGCTATCAGATGCTCAATCCCAAAGTTATTGGTTTGTATGTATACCTGACTACTGTGATGCCACCCCTTAGTTTTCTCGGGGTGTTGATCGCTCACCTGTATCCGCAAGGGGTCATGCGTTACTACCCTCACCAACCGATCAACAGCACGAACATAGCTACCCGCAAACCTACGCTGCCACTCACCCTTGCAATTCTGCCACGTACTTAATGCCCTGCGTATATTCTCGGCAGTGTTCTCCTCACGTTTCGCTACCTTCTCAGCCCTACGATCCTCTACTGCATGTATGTAATCTAGCTCATCTACTATAGACACACCCATATGCGCGGCAAGGTTCTCGTAGTTAGTATAGGTAGACCTCAGTGCCCACACTCTATCCCTACCCCACCTAACAGCGGAATTCAGTCTTGCCCCTAGGTAGAGGGCGTGCATTGTAGCTAAGTTAGCTTCTAGCGAATCCGCAGGGTTATATAAATGTATAACATTTACCCTAGCCGCACGTAGTGCATCCTCTACATGGGCTATGTGCCTCTGCGTTGACATGCTATACCCCCTCGTGGTGACATACGCCACATTCTTTTCCCTATCTATCCTAGCTATAGAGTACCCTTGCTGGTAGGAATCTATCAGGTCGCCCCTCATGACGAGGTTGTGGTTCTTAAGGTGTCTGCCACCCTCTACCCATCTCCTTGCTATCTTTGCATGGCTTGACATGTTACACCTCCAATCGTAAGTAGTTATACTGCCGTTCGTCCATTGATGTCCTCCTAACATACGCCTCGAACTTAGCACTGCTCACATATGCTACCACCGCCCGATGTGCTGGTTTCGTAGTATCTAGTAGGTCGGGGTGAGCCAGCAGTGTCAACATTACTTCGCTTCTTGGTTCACCCACACCTTTGCTCCACCTAAACCCCGTAGTCTCGTTGGTGTATGCCTCTGGCTCTAACAACATCAAGGTATTGCACATCTCCCGTAGCTCTGCTATTGGCTCACTATTCCACCTCGCCTTAAATGCACCACGGTCGGGTCTAAGTGTCACAATCTTCTTACGTGGAATGGGGTGCTCTGTCGTATATTTGTATCGTATCCCCCCATACGTAGACACCACTCTGTTGTACTCCTTGTCATACATAAACCAATGCTCTGCACTGAACCAAGCATTCTTAATATGCTCACCTGTGTCTGTAACTATGCGTCTTGGCATATCTTTAGGCTTGCATATCAATAGACCAAACTCCCTATCCATTGCCTCCCTCCACTCAGGAGCATGCGCCCCCGTATTATTTATATGGAACTCACCTTTCTCTGTTAGGCTTGTGCCTGATAGGGGGGTGCACGACCAATCCTGTTGACCACCGTATCGGGACTTACTTCCTGACTTCTCTGCTTCTCTTTCATAGTTTAGCGGTTTCATGACTCATCCTCCTCATCAATCTCATCATAAGGTACGTCATCGACCGACTCGATCTCCTCGGACTCATACATACTGTCCATACGCTTCGAGTTCCCTTGTGACAAGGCTGTCCATGCTTCTCTCTCGCTATTCGCCATTACATACTGGTACTCAATAACTTCCTGCCTAAATATATATTTTTTCATTTTGTTATCTCCTGTATTGATGGTTCTCCAAAATAGTCAGTAATGCTCGGGTCTATATCCCCGCTAGTGAACAGTATCCATGCTTCCTCCACATCACCAGCTTCAACATGGGTGTACTGTGCCACGACCTGCCTAAATTCATATATCATCTCATCTCTCCTTAGAACCAAGCATCTAGTGTGCGGTCGATACGCGCCTTAACTTCTTCTCGCGCCCCTGTCCTACGTAACTCCCCTGCATCTACCCCTAGTAACGTAGACTCTAGCTCTTTACGGGCTGACTCTAGCTTGGGGTCATTGGTGATATTCAGCTTCTTTAGTAGGTCACACAGATCCACCGCGTTATCCACTAACGTATCCCTAAACACCTTAGCCTTGCCAAGCTCGTCATACCCTAATCGCTCACTCATATGTTTGAGTGTGGTATGGAGTCGATCCCATAGGTCGGTACTCACTGAGTTAATACGGTTCATCAATATCTGCTCATACTCATTTGCCATTTCATCTTTAACCTCCTGTACACAATCCACACGGAAGTCACCAGCGGTCGGTAATGGTAGGAAGCACGTGCTGAACCTGAACTTGCCGCGAATCTCATCGGCTGTTGGGTACTCGTTCCTGTTAAACAGATCCCCTAACTGAAACGCCTGCGCTGATATAAGGTTGGGGTACTCATACAGAAAGTTATCCACCAGTGCCCGATACTCATTGTCCTTATCATTAAGCCACTGCTTTAACTCAAAGAACTGCGCCATTGGTACAAGACGTTGCCCACTATCAGACCACGGTAGGGTCATGGCATAGAAGTCGGTACGTATTGAACCCACAAACTCAGTCACCTTCTTAAGGTTGTCCATCCCTGCCATAAGGTTCTTGTTAACCCGTGCCGCATCATCGCTGTTAGCACCCTTACTATGCTTAACTTCACGGCTTGCTGCCTTGTCTAGCTTACGCGCAGTCCATACACCGATTGATAGTTCACATATAACTGCATTGATATTTGCTTGTGTCATGGTATTTCTCCTTAGGTTGTTATTACATTAGCGTCCGTTTCGATCCACACATGAGCACCACATGATAGCGGTTGATCTGGTCTATACACCACCCGCGATGCTCCCTCTATTACTACTTCACTTGCATACACGTTGCTCTTGTACGTCTTGACGGTTAACACAGGGTCATTAGTCCCATCCCGCCTATTCTTCTTGATGATGTGCTGGTTCACATGGATTATGGTTTTCACATCTCCTCCCCCACGTGCACCACCTGTCCTACAGGTATTGATGCCTTATACCCACCTACTACCAGCCACATGACAGGTATATCCCACTGTCCTACACGCTCACCATAGAACTCACCATCAGTGATGACTACCGCACAGCAATAATTCACACCTTCTTTCCGTATCCACTCTGGCAGACATGATGGGTCAGTGCCACCCCCACCCTTAGGCTTAACCGCACCTAACAGGTTGATCTTGCCCCCCTCGAACTTGTCTACCCCACACACCTTCATATCCCACCACGCTATATCCGCCCCGTTAGGCTTGACCTCATCACATAGCTGTTGCATGAAGCCTAAGAACTTATTTAACTCTGCTCCACCTATCGAGCCAGACGTGTCACCACATATTAGTATGCGTGGTACTGTCGTCGAGTATGGGCTAGGCTGATACATATCAGGGTCAACGGCTAGGTATGCCCCACGCGGTCTGCGCCACGTTCGTTTATCATTCCCCCTAGTGTGACTCTTGATGAACTGCGCCAGTAGTGCTTGCCAATCCACCTTAGGCACTAACCCCGCACCTGCTTCTCGTGCTAAGTCACCCTCACCTAACCCTGCTATCGCACCTTGTCGCATCACTTGGTCAATGCGCTTCTCTAACTCCTCACCCTCCTCCTCAGTCATCTCACCCGCACCATCCCAATCATGATGGTCATGCCCTTCACCACCTCCATACCCCTTCTGCTTCAGATCCTCGAATACCTTTCGCGTACTCCACTTCATCTTGTCCTTATACTCAGGCATATCTACCCCAAGCTCGATGAAGGCCAGCCCATCCTTGCCTATAAGGTATTGATTATTAATGATAACATCCATTGCTATGTTTGCAAGCGTGTGATTCTCCTTGTTTAGTTCTCTCCATGTATGCAAGTGCCTGAAGTATTTATGCAAGCCCTCATGTAGTACAAGGAAACGCACTTGCTCCTCAGTTAACCCCCCAACAAAGCTCGTGTTGTATGTCTCATCCCTCCCGTTAGTAGCAGCAGTCTGTATAGGGTCATCATCCCCTACGAACTTGGTCTTGCCCATCATTACTACAGGGGCGATGCACTTCCACTCCTTGCTGGACATGATCCATACCTTAGCCTTACTTACCTTCTGTTCCGCTGTTAGTTCCATTTTAGTTCTCCTTTCGTTGTTGTTGCTTCATGTGTTTTATAAACGGTATACGAAATCTATTACCCGCATACTCATGAGAACGTAGTGCCGCCCTTATGTAGTCCCACTTAAATACACCGATGGGGGTATCAATATCGTCGTCCTCCGCTGATTCGCTTAGGCGGGATTCCAGAGCCTTTAGTATCTGCTTACTCTTCAACACCCGTCGCTCAATAAACTCTATGTTCTCCGCCAAATACTTCATCTTTTTCCCCATCACAGCACCCACGAATTATTAATAGCAAACGCCCTGATCTTTGGGTCTTTGATAAAGAACATCTTAACTGACTCATTCTTTATGACAGTCTTAACCCAGACAGACAGCATCTCAAGCGGGTATCGCTCGAAGTATGTCACCCATGCAGAGATGTTTGTGGGTGTTAGATGTTGCACTGACTTATAGACCAGCATTATCTGAGCCGCTTCGCTCTTAGGTATCCGTGCCGACTCAGGTGCACTTATCACGTCCTTCGGGTCAGGCATATCATTACCCAGTGCTATCAGTGCCGACATATCTAACGCTGCCTTAGCCCCTATCGTACCGATCAACGCCTTGACTAACAGTGCCTCACCTAAGGTGTCGATGCTGTCGATCTGTTTAGAGGCTTTGTGCATTGATCGTGGGCAAACGTACGCATGGGTGTTGTGCTGCGGGTGAAAGATATAATGAAACGCACCTATCCCATCCTTATGCTCGTTGGCATTGAACTCAGTGTCCTTGTAACTCTGAAACACCATAGGATTCTGGTCACACCACTTAAGCACGATAGGATTCAACCCGTTGTTAATCCCCCAATGGTTGTACTCCTCTTGTGATGGTTTCCTGAACGGCACTCTTACTATACGGCTATTGCTATGCGCATTGCTACTGTCACCCACCCCATCGGTCGTGAAGTTAGTAGTACCAAAGACGCGGCTTCCTTCAGGCAGTTTGTATGTGCCTATCACGTGTTCATGTACTAACCTATTCATCATCAACTGCACATACTCTGGGCCTTTGTTTATCTCATCCAGCATGATGCACTTCTTCTTAGTACGGTCAGCCCCTAGCCATGTCTCGTTGATGTAGTACGCTGTTACCTTCTTGATGTGGTCAGGCATACACAAGGCTATATCAGGGGCATCCTTGTTTGGTACGTCTACGTAGATATACTCATACTCATCCCCTAGCA